ATTAACTTATGCTGGATCTACAAGAGTAGGACAGATAGTTAATATAGATACAAGACAAGGTGGACAGACTTATCTGTTTACTTTATTAGTGAGGTTCTGATGGCCAAACGTAAACCTAAACCTTTTACTAAAAATATTGATAATATTATTTCAGATTTAGAAGGGAATTTAGAAAGAGATTTAAACATTTTAGTACGAGCAATTATTACTGATTTATCTACAAAACAAAATAGTCCAGTTGATACTGGTTTTTTTGCTTCTAGCTGGACAGCAAGTACACAAAGACCTAGAGCAGATCAACCAAGAGAAGAATTTGCTCCGTGGAGTAATATTAAACCTTCAAGAGATGGTACAGAAGCTCCAGGTGCAGTAATTGAACCTAGATTTCTTGATACATTATCATTTAATTTTAAGCCTTTTTCAAAAGTATTTATTGGTAATAGATCAGAATATGCAGCTAGAGCTTTGGCTTCTCCTAGAAGTGGAGTGCCTCAATATGTTCAAGGAAAATTAAGAACATTAATAAATAAAACATTTACAGAAAAACCAAAACTAGCTATTGGTACATATGGTTCTGGAGTAAAATATCAATCTAAGAATGTAAGAGAATTACAAGGCTTTGGTTTATTTGGTGGTACTGATGACGCATTTGTTGATTATATCAATCCATGACTTTAGTTAACACCAGAGCAGCTTTTGAAAAAGCAGTAACAGACGCAGTTGCAGCAGTAGACGCTACTGTTGAAATGGTTTATGACAATATGGTTTATAAAACACCAGGAAAAACAAAAAAATATATTGTTATGTCTGTTGATTTTGCACAGGCAACCACTCAAACACAGGGAGCATCACAGGATTTTTATTCTGGTGTTATTCAATGTAATATTTATGTACCTAGAGGAAAAGGCACCTCTGTATTGTCTGCTCTAGGAGAGGCAGTTATTGATGGACTTACTTCTGTTAACGCTTCTAATTATACCGATACATTTAGTTGTACTCCAAGAGTTCTTGATGTTGTTGGAGTTACCCCGATTGAACGTGATGATTCTTCACATTTCTTAGGCTTAATATCTTGTCAATTTACTGCCAACGCTTAGTATAATGATAATAGCTATACATTAACATGACTAGAGCAGTTGATCTCTTGAGAAACAAGTTTGGAGTTTCTCAACTATACAAACATGATGTCAAACAAGATGATGAGATTATTCTTAGCGTGTATTGGCATCCATTGACCATTGCAGAACGAGAAGCAATACAAAAAAAATCATCAGACGATGTAAATGATTATGCTTTACAAATGATGATAGAAAAAGCATTAGATGTAGATGGTAAAAGAATTTTCCAAGATGGAGATAAAGCATCTCTTAGAAGAGAAATTGAAGTTACTATTCTCGAAGAAATACAATTAGCCATGATAAATGCTGGTGCTGACAAGGAGGTAAAAGAGGCCAAAGCCGATTTGAAAAGCTAATAAAGATTGGCAGTTCTTATTTTCTTTAGCGAAAGAATTACATAAAACTGTAGCTGAGTTATGTCAGACTCTTACTATTGAAGAGATGATAGGTTGGGCTGCCTATGCAGAGATTGAGCATGAAGAATATGAAAAACAAAAAGAACAAGCACAAAGATCTAGTGCTTTACGAGGTAAAAAGAGGTAAGATAGAGAAAATGTTTTAGTTTTATAGCAAGTGGCTAATTATAAAGTTGATATTGGTGTAAAAGTTAGAGGAGATGAATTAAAAAAATTCCAAACACAGTTAGATGAAACTCAAAAGAAAGTAAATGGTGTAAATAGATTTCTTGATACTTTTAAAAAACAAAACATAAGAGTAAATGAAAGTATTTCAAATCTTAACGCACAGTTAATACAAGCTAAAACAACTTTTAACGATGCAACTCTTGGCACAAATAAGGCAACACAAGCAACAAAAGATTATCTTACAGCTTTAACTAATACAAATGCAGCTTTAGCAAAACAAAAAGCAGCAGTTATTAGTTTACAAAATGCAAAACGGTCAGATGCGTTTTTTTTAGCACAAGGAGCTATAGCAGGTAAACAAAATAGACTTGATGAAGCTGCAAGTCAAGCTCAAAGTGTTGCTATTGCAAGAGCAAATAATATTAGGATTCAAGCAGAACTGGCAAATCAAGAATTATTAAAAGAGGTTCAAACAAGAGCACCTAGATTACCTGCATTTCAAGAGAGAGGTTTAGAAAGATTAGAAGATGAATTTAAACAAAAAAAAGAACTTAAAATTTTAGAAGAAAATGCTAATAAAGAGAGTAAAAAAAGATTAAACTTTCAAGAAAGACAAAACCAAGAACTTGATAGACAAAAAAAACTTGGCATAGGAGTTAATAAAAATGAAAAATTAATTAATGCCTCTTATAAAGATCGAGTTAAATTTGCAGAGAGAAATGGAAAAATAAGAAGGCAAGCTTTAGTTCGAGCCAATAATTTACTTCTTGCTGAGAAAAAAATTACAGAACAAAGAGCAAAACAAAATCAAGCAGGTTTTAGAGGTAGAAGTAGAGCAAATGCAGCTAGTAGTGCAATCATTGGTGGTGCATTTCCTTTATTATTTGGACAAACAGGAGCAGCAGCAGTTGGTGGTGGAGTCGGTGGTGCTTTAGGTGGTGCAATGGGAGGCCAGTTTGGATTTGCATTGTCAATTCTTGGTACTGCAATAGGTTCTGCAATAGATAAAAGTGACAAATTCAACCAATCTTTAGCAAGATTAAATTCTACATTAAGAACAAGTCAAGATGGATTTCAAACTACAGCTAGAGATGTAGGAAATCTTGCAAAACAATTAGGTATTACAAAAGAAGAGGCTATAAATGTTTTAAATAGTTTTGCTGCATTTGACTCTGCTGGTGTAAGAAAGTCTTTAGCACTTGCTTTTGGAGATGCTGGAACATTCAATGCTGTGGCTGCTGCACAAACAGAAGCAGCTTTAGCACAGCAAATATTTCAATTAAGAGATAAAATCGGAAATACAAAAGCATCTGAACTTTTAAATCAACTTAAAATTACAGGTAGTATGGAAGTTGAATTAGCTTTAGCTTTGGCTATAGCTGATGCTAATGAAAGAGCACAAATAGCTGCTGCTGAACAAGTAAGAATTACAGATAGATTATTATTAAATGCACCTTCAAATATTTTAAATAGATTATTAGGAGATGATTATTTAGAAAAAAGAGGAGAATTAAGAGGACAAAAATTACAAAAGAAATTTGATGAAGATAGAAAAACTAGAATAGAAGATATTAAAAAAGGTTTTGAGGAAACTAGACAATTAATAGAGCAACTTGATTTCTTTACGGGAAAATTTGGTCAAACTACTAATGATGTTTTTTCTAGTTTAGATGAAGAATTAAAGAAACTTCAAAGTCCTATGTATCAGTTGATGACTTTATCTCAAACAATGGCTCAATCGTTTGAAACTTCATTTAAAGGAATTATTAAAGGAACTATGTCTATAAGTGATGCTTTTAGAAATATGTTTAGTCGTATTGCAGATCATTACTTAGATATGGCTGCAAGAATGTTAGCAATACAATTCCAAAAAGGATTTATGGGAATGTTTGGAAGTATATTTAGTGGTTTTGGTGGAGGTTTAGCTAGTTCTGCTCAGTTAGGAGCACAAGCAACAGCAATGACAGGAATACCAAGTGGTGCAGATTTATTACCAGGATCTTTTGGTATTTCAGGTCGATTAGCTAATGGTGGTTATGCACAAAGAGGAAAGTCTTATTTAGTAGGAGAAAGAGGTGCTGAAATATTTACTCCTGGAGCAAGCGGTGGTCAAGTAAGCCCTATGGGTTCTACAAACATCGTTGTAAATGTAGATGCTTCTGGATCTTCTGTTGAAGGAGATGAAGAACAAGGTAGAGAACTTGGTCGTATGATTTCAGTTGCTATACAATCAGAATTAATTAAACAAAAACGACCAGGAGGTATGCTTGCATAATGGCTACATTTCCTTCAATAAAACCTACATACGGACAACAAAAAAGATCCGCACCAAATACCAGAATAATTCGTTTTGCTGATGGGTTTGAGCATAGAATTTTATTTGGATTGGCAGAACATCAAAATCCTAAAATATATAATTTTACTTTCAATGTCTCTGAAGTCGAAGCAGACGAAATAGAAACCTTCCTTGATGCCCGTGCAAACGACAGTGATAGCTTTGATTTTACTGCTCCAGGTGAAGCCTCTGCACAGAAATTTGTTTGCGAAACTTGGAACAAATCAATACCATATAATAATAGAGCTACAATACAGGCAACATTTAGAGAAGTATTTGAACCATGAGTACTGCTCCGATTATTACTGATCTACAAAAGATCAATCCTTCAGCAATAATTGAATTATTCAGTATCACAACTGATGCTGCATTACATGGATCAGCAGCAACTTATAGATTTCATGCTGGTACAAACAGAGTAGGAAATGGAGATATTATCTGGGCTGGTAATACTTATGTAAAAATGCCAATAGAGGCAGAGGGTTTTGCTTTTCGAGAAGGGCAACTTCCTCGACCTACATTAACTATTAGTAATGCTCTTGGAACTATTACTGCTATTTTGTTAAATGTAAACTCTACAACTACAGGTAATGATTTAACAGGAGCTACAGTTACAAGAATCAGAACTCTCGCTAGATATTTAGATTCAATAAATTTTCCAGGAAATACAAATCCATTGGGAACACCAGATCCCACAGCAGAATTTCCACAAGAAATTTATAAAATTGATAGAAAATCATCAGAAAATAGAGAAGTAGTAACATTTGAATTAGCAGCAGTATTTGATCTTGCTGGTATTCGTGCTCCTAAAAGACAATGTACTAGAACAGAGTTTCCTTCGATTGGTACATTTATAGCATGAATTGGAAAGAAGAAGCACTTGTTCATGCGAAAGACCAAGACCCAAAAGAATCCTGTGGTCTTTTATTAAATATTCGAGGAAAAGAAAAATACTATCCTTGTCGTAATCTTTCAATGACAGATCATCAATGTTTTATTATTGATCCAGAAGATTATGTAAAAGCAGATAATACTGGAGAAATAACTGCTGTTGTTCATAGCCACCCTGTAACACCACCTACACCTAGTCAGGCAGATAAAATTAGCTGTGAACAAAGTAATCTTCCATGGCATATTGTTAATCCAAAAACAGAAACTTGGGGTTATTGTGAACCCTGTGGATATAAACCTCCTTTATTAGGTAGACCTTGGGTTTGGGGTGTTACTGATTGTTGGTCTTTGGTGAAAGATTGGTATAAAGAAGAGAAAGGTATTGAATTAAAAGATTGGGATAGACCTACAACACCAGAAGAGTTTATATTGAATCCTTTATTTGAGACTTGTGCATGGAGAACTGGTTTTAGAGAACTTAGACCAGATGAAAAAACAATGAATGGCGATGCGTTATTAATGTCTATTGGATCTCCTGGTTTAAATCATGTGGCTATTTTTTTAGATGGTGATGTTTTACATCATTTAACCGATAGACTATCTTGTAGAGAGCCTTATTCTCAATGGTTATTAAAATGTACAGGAGGGAGGTATCGTTATGTTGCGTAAGTTAAAGCTATATGGCGAACTTGCAGAGTTTGTAGGGCATAAAGAATTTGAAATACAGGTAGATAGTCTTTCAAAAGCAGTTAGTTTTCTTGTTAATAATTTTCCGCAAGTCGAAAAATATATGAACCCTCAATATTATCAAGTAAAAGTTGGTAATTATTCTGTTAATGAGGAAGAGATACACCACCCAATAGGACAAGAAGATATACACATTGTTCCTGTTATTAGTGGTGCTGGTAGAGGTTTTGGAAAAGTATTATTAGGTGCTGCTCTTATTGCAGGAGCTTTTATGTTGCCAGGTGGACTAGCTGCAACAGGATTTACTCTAAAAGGTGGTTTAACTGGAGCTTGGTTAGGAAAAACTATGGTTTATGTAGGTGCTTCGTTGGCACTAATGGGTGTGAGTGAACTGTTATTTCCTTTGCCTAAACCAAAAGAATTTAAATCAGAACAAGATCCACAATTATCATTTAGTTTTTCTGGTACGCAAAATACTAGTAGAGCTGGAACTCCAGTTCCAATAGTTTATGGAGAGATAGTAACAGGTTCGGTTGTTATAAGTGGTGCGATTGATACTCAGCAGGTACAAGCATGACAAAACCTAAAATTATCAGAGGATCTGGAGCACCTTCTCCTCCTACCCCACCTCAACCAACCAGAGCACCTGATACTTTACACAGTAGGCAGTTTGCTACTTTTCTTGACCTTATTTCTGAAGGAGAGATTGAGGGTTTTGCCTCTGCATCAAAAGAAGGTAGAACGCAGGGAACTGCTGCATATAATAATGCTGCATTGAAAGATGTATTTCTTAACGATACTCCTGTTTTAAAAGCGACTGCTGATTCTACTAATCCAGTTACAACTGACTTTAATTTTCAAGATGTAACATTTAATCCTAGATTTGGAACATCAGGTCAGACAAAAGTTGAAGGTATTGAAAGTAGTTCTTCTGTTACAGCAGTAGGAGTAACAGTTACTCAATCTTCTCCTGTCACAAGGCAGATAACAAACTCAAATGTTGATGCAGTAAATGTAACTATAACCTTTCCACAATTACAAAGGGCAACAGATCAAGGAGATTTATTAGGTTCTTCTGTTCAGTTAAAAATAGCAGTTCAATATAATTCTGGTGGTTTTACTGATGTTATTGATGACACTATTACAGGTCGAACTGCTGATGCGTACCAAAGAGACTATAGGGTAAATCTTACAGGTGCTTTTCCTGTTGATATAAGAGTTACAAGAGTAACAGCAGATAGCACATCTACAAGTCTTATAGATGCTTTTACATGGACAAGTTTTGGTGAAATTATTGATGATGCTAATACTTATGCGAATAGTGCTTATGCTTCTCTCAGATTGGACTCTATGCAGTTTCAATCAATACCTACAAGAAAGTATCGTATTAGGGGAATAAAAGTAAGGATTCCAGGAGCTGGTGCTAGTGGATCTGGTACGCCAAGTATTGACAGCACAACTGGTCGCATAATTTACCCCGATGGATATATTTTTAACGGAGTTATGGGTGCTGCTCAATGGTGCTCATGTCCTGCGATGGTCTTATTGGACTTACTTTTGGACACACGCTATGGATTTGGCAATCACATAACAGAAAGTTCACTTGACTTATTCTCTTTTGTAACTGCAAGTAAGTTTGCAAATACATTGGTATCAGATGGATTAGGAGGACAAGAGGCTAGATTTAGTTGTAACGTAAATATTCAATCATCAAGTGAAGCGTTTGATCTTATAAATGAACTGGCAGGTGTTATGAGATGTATGCCAATATGGTCTGCTGGTAGTATTCAACTTGCACAAGATAGTCCAAAAGATGCAAGTTATTTATTTAACCTTGCCAACGTAACTGAAGAAGGATTTAGTTACTCAGGAAGTGGATTAAAAACAAGAAATACTGTAATTTCTGTTTCTTATTTCAACATGGATAGTAGAGAGATAGATTATGAAGTTTATGAAGATACCGCCTCGATAGCTAAATTTGGAGTAATTATTAAGCAAGTGAAAGGATTTGCGTGTACATCAAGAGGACAAGCTAGAAGATTAGCAAAAGCTATTTTATTTGCTGAACAAAATGAAAGTGAAGTTGTGGCATTTGCAACTTCTATAGATTCTGGTGTTGTTGTAAGACCTGGTGCTGTTATTGATATTGCTGATCCTGTCCGTTCTGGTGTTCGTAGAGGAGGAAGAGTTACTGCTGCAACAACAACTGAAATAACTGTAGATGATACGGCTGCAACAGATTTGCCTACATCAAATAATCCGACATTAAGTATAGTTTTACCAGATGGAACAGTAGAAACAAAAACTGTTCAATCCATATCTGGTGCTGTAATCACAGTTGCTTCTGCTTATTCGCAGACACCTAATGTAAATACTGTTTGGCTTTTACAAAATGATACAGTTCAAGCTCAAAAGTTCAGAGTGATAACTGTAGAAGAATCTGATGGTATAAATTATGCGATTACTGCCTTATCTTATGTAAATGCTAAATATGCTTTTATTGAAGATGGTGCAAGTCTGCCAACCAGAACAGTATCAATATTAAACCTGCCAAAAGATCCTCCATCTGCACTACAGGCTGAAGAAAAAATTGTTGTTATCAATAACCAAGCTGTATCTAAATTAATTGTTAGCTGGCAACCTATTGTCGGTGTTACGCAGTATCAGGTTAACTACAGATTTAATAATGGTAATTTTATATCTACAACAGTTTCTTCTCCAGATTTTGAAATACTTAATAGCGATGTTGGAACGTATGAGTTTCAAATATTCAGTTATAATGCAGCATTACAGACAAGTGCTACTTCTGCTGATTTAACATTTGTTGCACAAGGTAAGACTGCTTTACCAGGAAATGTTACTGGATTGACAGCAGAACCTATTAGTGAAAAGTTAGTAAGATTACGTTGGAATTTATCTACTGATGTTGACGTTATTCATGGTGGTCGTGTTTATGTAAGACACTCGACAAAAACAGATGGATCTGGTACATTTTCTAACTCGGTTGATTTGATTGAAGCGTTAGCTGGTAATACAACAACTGCGGAAGTTCCATATCTTGAAGGTGAGTATATTCTTAAATTCAGAGATGACGGAGATAGATTTAGTCCAGGAGAGACAAGTGTAATTATTGATCTTCCTGATAACCAAGCTCCTTTGATTACACAAACTAGAAGAGAAGATTTAGATAGCCCTAAGTTTCAAGGAACAAAAACTAGTATTGATTTTGATTCTGCTACAGGAACTATTAACTTAGCTGGTTCTGGGTTGTTTGATACAATAACTGACTTTGATGCTATTGGTTCTTTAGATGATTTTGGTGGTATTGCAAGTTCTGGTACTTATGACTTTGGAGGAGCAGCAGGTAGTACAACTTTAGATTTAGGTGGTGTGTTCAGTCTTGATCTCAAACGTCACTTCCTGACAGAAGGTTTCTATCCATCAGATTTATTTGATTCGAGAGGTTTGATTGATGATATTACTGACTTTGATGGAGCTACAGCCACAGAGGTTAATGCTGAGATGTTAGTAAGGGTTACACAAGATAATCCCAGTTCTGGATCTCCTACCTATTCTGATTTTCAAACCTTTGCAAATGGTACTTATAAAGGCAGAGGATTTCAGTTTAGGGCTAAGTTAACAAGTAATGATACTGCACAGGATATTAGAGTCTCACAGTTAGGCTATACAGCATCTTTACAGAGAAGAACAGAACAAGGTAATGTTATTGCAAGCGGAGCAGGAGCAAAGGCTGTTACCTTTACTAATCCGTTTTTTGTTGGTACTTCTTCTTTGCTTGGAGCAAATTCCAATCTACCCTCTATTGGTATCAATGCTCAGAATATGGCATCAGGAGATTACTTTGAAGTGTCCAGTGTATCTGGAACGGGTTTTACTGTTCACTTTAAAAACTCATCAAATGCTTCGATTGATAGAAATTTCACTTATCAGGCTGTCGGATTTGGTAAAGGAGGGTAGAATAGGCTCAATGTTACTTTTTTAAATGGCAGAACACGATTTTATAATTGATAACGGAACTGGTAGTGCCGTAAGAGCAGACATCAATAGTGTTTTACAAGCTATTGCGTCTAATAATAGTAAATCTGGTGCGTTAACAACCAACTATGCGTTTCAATGGCACGTTGATACATCTGATGGACTTTTAAAGATAAGAAATGCAGCAAATAATGGATATGTAACTGTAGGAACAGCAGCCAGTACTAATTTAGGATTAATGCCTCAAGCTGGAGGTACTTTTACAGGAAAGATAACTCATAACTATACATCTAGTTTGACCATACCATCTGGTACAACGGCTCAGAGAGATGGCAGCCCTGCTGTTGGTATGCTTAGACATAACTCAACTCTTAACCAATTTGAAGGCTATAACAATGGTGCTTGGGGTGCTATTGGAGGTGGTGCTGGAGCTACGGGAGGAGGTACAGATGAAGTGTTCTTTGAGAATGACCAAACCGCAACAACTTCTTATAGTATTACTGCTAATAAACACGCTCATAGCGTAAGTCCTACAATTAATAACGGAGTCACGATTACCGTGCCTTCTGGTGCAAAATTAGTTATCTTATAGTTATGCCAATAGTAATCAACGGATCAGGAACAGTTACAGGAATCTCAGTAGGAGGTTTGCCTGATGGAATAGTAGATGCAGATATGCTTGCTTCAAATTCTGTAACAACTGCAAAGATAGTAGATGACGCAGTAACAGATGCAAAAGAAAGCCTAAGTGGAGCTTTAAAAGCTTGGATTAATTATGATGGATATGGGAACTCTATAAGAGCGAGCTATAACATAGCCAGCGTTACTGATAATGGAACAGGAGATTATACTTTTGTAATAGATACAGATTTTTCTGATGTAAATTATTGTTGGACAGGTACTTCAACTACAGCAACAGGAACGGAAACAGTTGTAAGAGTTACTGGATTTTCAACTGCAAGTTCTTCAACAAGTAATAATGCACACTTAGTTGGTTCTACAAGAGTCAGCGTTGCGAACCCAGAAAATAATAATTTATTGGATGCTAGACAAGTTATGATTCAATGGGTTAGGTAAATTATGGCAAATTCTGATACACGTTTTTTATATACAGATGATGATGGTAATTTAGTTATTGTCATCCCTGCTGATAATACAAATTTAACATTAGAACAAATCAAAGCAAAATCTTGTCCTAGTGGAAAGACAGTTTATACTGTTGATAAATCTGCAATTCCTATAGATAGGAGTTTTAGAAATGCTTGGACTTATACGGAGTAAATTATGGGATTTGGTATAGACATGGCAAAAGCCAGAGAGATACACAAAACAAACATAAGAAATGCAAGAACACCAAAATTTGCAGAACTTGATATTGAGTTTCAAAAAGCATTAGAGACAGGTGCTAGTACCACTGATATAGTTAGTAAGAAGCAAGCATTAAGGGATGCCCCTGCTGATTCTGGTATAGCTTCTGCTAAGACTGAAGCTCAACTAAAAGCACAATGGAACACTTCTATTCTTGGGGACTCTCCTTATAGTTAATTATGGCAAGTATTAAGCTGAAACATAGCGGTGGAAATGGAGTTATCATAGCTGCTCCAACCAGCAACCCTGCATCAGATAAAACTCTTACATTACCTAGTGATGTTGATGGAACTGTTGTTAGTAAAGATTCATCAAACAGTCTGCAAAATATAGCTGGTATAAATGGAGGACAGCTAGGTAATAGAAATTTAATAATTAACGGAGCTATGCAAGTGGCTCAACGTGGAACGTCATCTACATCTACTGGCTATCAAACTGTTGACAGAATTACAGTGGATGTTGGTGGTGCGGATGAATCGCCTACAATGGCACAAGCTGACGTTGCAAGTGGTACAACACCATATACTTTAGGATTTAGAAAAGCATTTAAAATTACTAATGGGAATCAAACAAGTGTTGGTGGTAGTGATCACATTCAACTTAACTATTATTTTGAAGCACAAGATATTGCAAATAGTGGATGGGATATTACAAACTCAAGTTCTAATTTAACTTTCTCATTTTGGATAAAATCAAGTGTTGCTCAGTTTTTTGCTTATACGTTTAAAACTCAAGATGGTACACAACAAGCATTCAACTGTAAAACTCCAGTTTTAAGTGCTGATACTTGGACAAAAGTAACAAAAACTATTCCTGGCAATTCCAATTTAACTATTGATAATGACAATGGAAAAGGATTTCAAATTATGCTTTTCCCTTTTATTGGTACAGATTATACAACTACTGGACTTGCAGAAGATACTTGGTCTGCATGGGGTGGTGGTAAATATGCAATGGATAATACTTCTACTTGGTGGACAACCAATGATTCAACATGGGAAATTACAGGACTTCAATTAGAAGTAGGCGACACGGCAACAGATTTTGAGCATAGGTCATTTGCACAGGAGCTTGTTTTATGTCACAGATATTGTTATGTATGGAAATCAAGCACGGCTTACAATAATATGGGAACTGGTGTTCAAACAGATTCAAGTAATGTAGATATTACATTTCCACTTCCACAAGTTATGAGAGCAAGTCCTTCTTTTTCATCTTCTGGTAGTTTTAGAACAGTTGGTTATGATAGCGGATCTCAAACTTCACAAGGTTTAAGTAGTTTGTCAATCCAAAGATCACACCCTCAGACTCCTTATTTAAGAGGTGGCATATCAGGTGGAACAGGTGGGGCTGTGGGTGAATTTGGTGACAATGGTGCTAATGATGCCACTGCAATTTTTTCTGCGGAGCTTTAATTATGAGTATTAAATACAAACTATATAAAGATGATAGAAATGGTGCAATTCCAGCTATTCAAAAAACAACTGAAGACGGAACTATATGGTCAGTTCCATTTGATGAAGCAAACACCGATTACCAAGAATTTCTCCAGTGGAAAGCTGACGGAGGAGTTCCAGAGGAGGCTGATTAATGTCAACACTTAAAGTCACTAATGTCGCACATGAAACAAGCACTTTAAACACGCTTGTATTTGATAATGGTGGTGGTTCTGGTAACGGAAGAGTTACTACAAAAGGAACTATTGGAGAAATATCTGCTGTATCCTACGCATCTACAATTACTCTAGACTTCAGAACTGCTAATAATTTTTCTACAACACTTACTGGTAATACTACCTTTGCCAACCCTTCTAATATCTCTGCTGGACAGAGTGGTGTTTTGTTCATAACTCAAGATGGTACAGGAAGTAGAACCGCAGCATTTGGATCGTATTGGGATTTCAGTGACGGCACAGCACCTACATTATCAACAGGTGCAAACCAGGTAGATGTCATTGCTTGGATAGCACGAACCAATACAAACATAGCTGCACAGTTTATTGGAAACTTTAGCTAATGAGCAGTCTTGGCAGTCCTAATCCTTTCTTCATAGCAGGGAAGAAAGCATACGAAGTAAAACGTAGTTTAAGATTAAATAATGATGATAGTGCTTATTTAGACAGAACCCCTAGTAGTGCTGGCAATAGACGAACCATGACACTTAGTTTGTGGGTCAAAGGAATGATTGGAGGCACTTATCAAATTTTTGATGCTCACCAAAATGATTCAAATAGATCAAGAGTATTTTTTAATGATAATGGTTCTATATCATTTTTTCACAGACCTGGCGACACTAATTGCCATACTACTCCTTTGTATAGAGATCCTTCGGCTTGGTATCACATTGTATTTGCTTTTGATATGACACAAGCAAGTGCTAGTAATAGATATAAAGTTTATATTAATGGAGTTGAACAGGCAAATGACAGTAATATTCCAGCACAAAATACAGATTTATTTTTTAACACTACTAATAGCCATAAGATTGGTGCAGGTGGTGACGATCAAGGTAATGAAGGTTATTTTGACGGATATATGGCAGAAATTAATTTTCTTGATGGATATGCATATGACCCTTCATATTTTGGAGAAACAGACTCAGTAACAGGTCAATGGAATCCTAAAAAGTATATTGGTAGTTATGGAACAAATGGATTTTATTTAAATTTTTCAGACAATTCTGGAACGACTGCAACAACACTTGGCAAAGATTATTCTGGTAACGGCAACAACTTCACACCAAATAATTTTTCTGTAAGTGCTGGTGAGAGTAATGATTCCTTGGAAGATACGCCAACTAACAATTTTCCTACAATAAATCCTCTTGATGGAGGAACTAATGCTCTTCTTACGAATGGTAATTTAACATTTAAACCTAACTCATCTAATGGCGGTAATTTTAATGTTTTTTACTCAACCTTCTCGATGAGATCTGGTAAATGGTATTTTGAAGTATTAATTGTAAATGAAAATTCTGGTACTAATTCCATTCAGTTTGGTATTGGAAGTTATAAATACAAACGTGACAGCACTAACCAAAATGGTTATCCTGGCACATCAGGTTTGACTTTCCTTAATGTAAACAACAGTAATTCAACTTATAGGATAGGTGTTGTTGATGGTTCTTCAGTAGGTTCAAGTGTTTCAACAGCCTCTACAAATGATGTTTATGGTATTGCTTTTGATGCTGATAATAAAAAAGTCTATTTTTATAAAAATGGAAGTGCAGAGGGTGAATCTTCTGGTTACAACGTTACAGATGTAGGAACAGGTGATTTTTTCTTTTTCTCTACTTTACGATATTCAACTGGTGGCAGTTATACAGGTGGCGAACCAACCCTTGCAGTGAATTTTGGGCAACGTGCCTTTAGTTATACAGCACCAACAGGATATAAAAAATTAAATTCAGCAAACTTACCCAACCCAACAATAAAGCTACCTAACCAGCATTTTAATACTTTGCTTTATACGGGTAATGACTCAAGTGATAGAGATATAACGGGCGTTGGTTTTCAACCTGATTGGTTATGGATAAAAAACAGGCAACAAGCAGATTGGCATCAATTATGTGACGCTGTAAGAGGAGCTAATAAAGTATTATTTAGTAACACAACTGATGGTGAAAGTACTGATAATTCAAATGGTCATGTAAATTCTTTCTTGGCTGATGGTTTCAACGTTGACGCTGGTGCTGGTGGAAATGTAAACGAAAATAATGAAAATTATGTTGCATGGAACTGGAACGCTGGTGATACAGATGGTAAAACTTATGCAGTGACAGTTGTATCTGACTCTGGTAATAAGTATAGATTTGATGGTTTTGGAACGTCTGCTGTAACTCTTGATCTTGCAGAGGGTGGAACTTATGTTTTTGATTGGTCAGATAGTTCAGCACAAGGACATCCCATAAGATTTAGTACGACTTCAGATGGTACTCATGGAGGTGGTTCAGAATATACAACTGGTGTTACAAAAGACGATAGTGCTTATAAAACAACAATAACTGTTGCTGCCTCTGCTCCTCAGTTGTACTACTATTGCCAGAATCACAGTGGAATGGGAGGTGCAATTAATACAAACTCAACTCTTGGGTCAAGTAATTTTGATGGAACAATACAAACTAGGGTAAAAGCAAATACAACAGCAGGGTTTTCTATTGTTACTTACACAGGAAATAATGCTTCTGCAACAATAGGACATGGTTTAGGAGTAGCACCAAATGCTGTAATAATAAAGAGACGAAATGGAACAGGAGATTGGATTATTGGACACGATGGACTAGCTTCAAATGCTTTTGCCAATAATAAATTTTTAAAATACGATACAAGTGGCACATTTACAAATTCTTTAGTATTCGGTTCGCAACCTACATCTTCTGTTGTTCAAATAGTAACTGGCTCTGGCGCGACTAATTTGAATGGTTCTAGTGATACATATGTTGCTTACTGTTTCAGCGAAGTAGCATCATTTTCAAAATTTGGCAGCTTTATCGGAAATGGTAGTTCTGACGGCACGTTTGTTTCGTGCAATTTCAGGCCTGCTTGGATTCTTATACGAAGTACGTCTAGTGGTAGGCATTGGGTTATGAATGACAGTGCAAGGAATCCACACAATGTTGCCAATAAAACTTTTCTTTCAAATGCCAGTAATGCAGAAGATTCGGGAAGCAGTTTTCAAATAGACATTTTATCAAATGGATTTAAATGCAGAACAGATGGTGTTCATGTAAATACAAATGGTGGAACACATATCTTTTTTGCTTTTGCGGAATCGCCTTTCAAATATGCAAGAGCAAGGTAATATATAGGTATGGCATTTTTATTAAACGGAAAACCTTTAGCAGTTGATGTTCCCTTTACAGTAGGGGATATAAACTACCCTGCTAACTGGTTAAGGCTATCAACGGCACAGGAGAAAAAAGATCTTGGTATTACTGAGGTTGCTAACTCACCAACATATGATTCACGTTTTTATTGGGGTGATGGAACTGCAAAAGCACTTGATGATGTAAATGCAACAGATGAAGAGGGAAATTTATTAAAAGATGAGAATGGAAATCAAGTTGTTACTTTAGGTGTTAAATCAATATTGAAGGCACAGGAAAAAGACACTGCTGGTTGTCTGCTAGCGAAATATGATTGGTATGTTGTTAGAAAATATGAAACATCAAAAGCTATTCCTACAACAATTAAAACTTACAGAACTGCTGTTAGAACAGCCTGTACAACTAGAGAAACTGAAATTGATGCCTGTTCAGATACAGCAGCTTTAGTAACTCTTTATGGGTCAACAGAAAAAGATGGTGTTGTAACACCTAACATGACACAATATCCAGAAGATCCTAACGCTTAGATTCCTGCATCTGTCTTGTCATTAAGCCCATAGTGACGTAGAGAGGGGATAGGGCTACAATAAGCAGTAATACAAGCACACTTGAAAAAGACAGTGCTTTTAAAATTGCAAATTTTAT